CGAGAGTGTAAGAGAAGCTTGACAGTTTGCAACGAACTTCTGATTCGAAACATTCCGAATCCTTGAAGATGCTTCGTTCCTTGTTCTCCAACTTCGCGGCCAACGACTGCATATTCGCAGTTATCTTCGAGAGCTCGCCAGACATACTCATATTCTACTTCTGTATAATTATTGATTGTGAAACACCAACGTTTAGCAGACATAATGAAAACTGAGAGCACTGCCCTCCTTTTATAGAACGGGTTCTATTAAAATAATATTATTTTGAGGTGGGCAGGCGGGGGGGTAATACTGACCCCCCGCCTTTACATTTTCGAGCCTTCGGCTCCAATATTATATTACACTACAGTATCCGCATCCGCGGAGAATGCTAGGTTGTGCGTACGATGTACCACCAAAGCTACATCAGTGGCTGAGGTTAAATTACACGCATGCACTACAAAACAAAATTGATTAGAAGGCGTTGACTGAAAATCAACTGCATTCAACAAATACAAAGCGCGATCTATTTTACGCGGTTTTAATCTATGCTGCACTTGAAACGCGGGATTATTATAATTCAATAACCCTGACCATTTCTTCAAAACCTTCCATCCTCCAGCTGAAGCATCCGGTTGCACTTGCGGGTCCCAGTTGAAAGGCTCAGAACCATTAATATAATTAAAAGGATCGCGGGTCCCACTTTTAATAAAAGTTAGGTATACCGACACAGCGATAAGATCAGTTACAGAGTCAGCACAGGTCACATTAAGACCTATCTGTCCACCTCGGATAGTAATATCACCAAGGAAGTCAGGAGCACTAACATCACGATCTAACAACTGTAAACCACCAGCGGCAGTCCAAAATCCTACTGAAGTGCTAGTACCTAATTCAGGTAAGTATCTAACAGGAACAGCAGAACCTTGAGTAGTACCAGTCTGATAGGTATCCTGTCCTAAGAATATACTACGATAATGAGCCATAAATTGAGTAGAACGATAAAGATTATTTCTCCATCTTTTCAAACCCATCTTTTTTCCTTTGTAAGTTAAGTTAGTAAGTCCACCATGTTGTTGCGTTGTAACATAGGTATTCTTTCCTCTTCTCTTGAACCCACCACTAAAACGACGTCGTCTACGCATAAAGCGTCTACGAGGTCTAAATGAACGTTTCATTTTTCTAAAAGCCATAGTCCCTTAATTTCTAAACGGCTGCAGAGGTATTTATAGATAATGATCAAGTCTGCCTTCGGCGTGTGCGATCCGTACTAAACATATCAAAAGGTAAACCCTTGCCACGTGCATACACTTGGGGTTGTAATTATGGATAATTCATAGAAATATTCAAAGACAAAATTTATTATTACTCAAACAAAACTACATTAATACGCCGCATTAAAGCAGGCAATTGAGGATGATCTTCAACATAGGAAGACGATCCAGTATTATTACACACATACGACTGACTCTTAAAACAATCCGACGGATGAAAATTAGACGTAACAATAAAGTGAGAAACATGGAGTGGGACAACTCCACCCTTAGTCTCGACAGTACAACGATAACGATCAAACCACCGTAACAGATGATTCATATCAATTCCTCCGGGAGCGAAATCGTCGATAATACACTCCTTTTCCAGGAGGTACCCGGACCACCACTTTGTTCGAGGGTCCTTGATGAACGCCGTGGGTAATTCCTCATGGGCCCGACGTGACTTACCGACACCTGGTGGGCCATAGTACCATTCGACTCTGATGTCAGGTCTATGCAAATCGGAGGAGACGGCAAGATAGTTTCGGAGCAGGTTATGTCCGGAGAAGTACCACGTAACGGGTTGCTCTTCAGCGAATCGAACCAATCCTGGTCGTCCTTCGTCCATTCTGGTAATGAACTCATCAACAGCTGCGTTTCTTGCCAAGCACGTCGATTGCGGAGAGCCGGGGAGATGGGCACGACCTCGGGAGGTAGAGCGATCAGGACATTCACCATGTTCTCGATACTCTCCACCTTTTGTACAATACACTCGGTTCTGTCGTGGAGTACCTCGAGCGACTTCCAGATGCGCTCGAGAGTGTAAGAGAAGCTTGACAGTTTGCAACGAACTTCTGATTCGAAACATTCCGAATCCTTGAAGATGCTTCGTTCCTTGTTCTCCAACTTCGCGGCCAACGACTGCATATTCGCAGT